GGAGTTGGGTAAAACCCTCTAGGGCTTCTTCTATTTGAAAAGAAGCCTCTAAGTGGTCGTTATACCCTTTCTCAACTAAACCTGCTTTTTTGTTAAAGTCTACGATTTGTTTGATAGGGTTTAACATGTTACCACCCCATAGTAGAGTTACGGACTGATACCAAAGCTTCGAGTAGCGGTGCATCTGCTGAAGACAACTTAGGGTCATCTAGTACAGCTTTGAGTGCACGGGTTGCTAAGTGAAGTACTTCCTGGTCTGACGGCAGTTCGTCTGGGATGTTAAGTTCTTTTGGTTCAGGCATGATACCTTTTAGTATGTCGTTGATGTTATCCATAGTATATTCCTTATTCGTCGATTGTGTGTTCTAGAGAAGCTAAGTAGTTAGCCCAGCGTTGACGTACATCAACTGAACCCATGTAATGGTCGTTACCGTCTACAACAGAGTCTAGTTCGTCTTCTGTTAAGAAGCCTTGATACACTGTGCGGAAGTGGTTAGTTAGCTCTTCTTCGGCAAACTTCTGTAGTTGTTTTAGCTCATGAGCTTTACCGCTATAAGATGCTGAATAGTTATGGATCATAAAGGTTAGACCTTCGCCTACTTCGATGTCATCACAAGCCATAGTAATGATAGTACCTGCAGAAGCTACTGTACCGGATAGACGAGCTACGACTGTAGCTGGTGAACGTTTGATAGAATCTGAGATAGCAAAAGCTGCGTCTGCACTACCGCCCGGTGTATTTAGGTAAATGTAAATAACTTCGTGAGGCTGTGCTTCTTCGATTGTGTAGCAAAGTTCACTGTAAAAATCTGGTGAGCCGATTTTGTCAGTTAAGTAGATTTTGTAGCCAGTTGACGTTTTGACTACAGGTACAGGATAATCCCATACTCTACTTGGCTTGTTGCCTAGTAAATCTTCCAGTGGGATTGTTTCCATTTAATGTTCCTTATTGTTAGGGATTAGTTCTTGTTTTTTCTGTGAGTTCTTCTACGACTAGTTGTGCATAACCTGCGATATCACGCCAGCTGTCGTCGTATGTGGGGTCACCGTTTGCAATACGCGCTAACTTGTGGCAAATCATACTTACCGCTTCTACCATGTACGCAGGGAGTTGTGGTGCTTGTTCTTTTCCGTGCGTTAAGAAGTAATGCTGTAAGATTAGACCTTTCAGGTTTTGTGAAAGCTCTGCATGATTTGTAAAAGTTCCATAGCGAGCACCACGTTCGTTTAGTGTGTTGTCAATAGAAGCTTGAGCAGCTTTTTCAGCTTGCTCTTTTAGTGCTTCTTGGACATCACGTTCTACCATGTTGTCGTAATGTCCCATAGTTTAACCTTTGTCTGCGTTTAACAAGTCTTGTTTGGCTGGAGTTACTAACTTTTTGATAGCCATTAGTGTCTTACGGATACGAGCAGATTCAGCTTTAGTAGACTTAAAAGATAAAGCTTCATCTTGCTGAGTAAGTACTTCAGTTAGTTTGATTAGTTCGTTGTAGTTTTGCATTGTTGATGTTCCTTTGTTGGTTATTGGTTTAAGTCCGGTAATAAGTCGATACGACAACCTAGAACCCGTTCATAAGATTCCATAATTGCTAGTTGTACCATCAGTAAGGCTTCGTGTTGATGCTCTGGAGTGTTAGGAGGAGAATTAGCAGTCTCTAAATACTTACGTAGTTTAGTGATTTTTTCGACTAGTTCATTATCTTCTTTGATCAAGTTGTCTACCCAATCTGACATAATTAGTTCCTTCTTTGGTTGTTAAAAGTGGTGTCCTCGGAGGGAGTCGAACCCCCAATCGAGTGACACATGGAGTTGTAAAATGGTTTGTTTCTTGTTATAATAAGAAATAAACTTTAAAGTGGAACCCTCTACTGGATTCGAACCAGTAATAAAAAGGTAGAAGCTTTTTGTGTTATCCGTTACACTAAGAGGGCTTATAATGTCAGCAAATACACATCACACAAAACAAAAAGGTGACACTGCAGTTGCTTTAGTTATTTTTGATTTAACTAAAAAAGGTTACTTTGTATCTCAACCTTTATCAGAAAACGCTCCTTATGACCTTATATGCGATACCGGAGAAGAAATTTTTAAGATTCAGGTAAAGTGTAGAAAAGACGGAAGTCTTCCTTCTACAACTAGCTGGAACGATTCCAGTGGTAACCATAAAAACGCAATAAAAGATAACGCTTTTGACTATTTTGCTTTGGTGAATGAAGATTTTTCTAAAGTATGTTATCCCAGTATTACGTTAAAAGGTAAAAAAATTTCTTGGAAAGAACTCTTAATTTTTAGAGACTATTACTATTGGGAAGACTTTACCGAGTTTAAAAACAAAGTCGATAAAAGAAGTACCGAAAAAGATTTTGTAGTGTCTAACAGGAAAGCTGGTTTACGCAAGAAAAAAATAACTTGGCCTTCTAAAGAAAATCTTACAAAGATGGTATGGGAAAAACCTACATCTTCTATAGCGAAAGAGTTAGGAGTTACAGACTCTGCTATAGGTAAAAAATGTAAAGCCTTAGGTATACCAAAACCTCCTAGAGGTTATTGGGCTAAAAAAGCAAATGATAAATAAACCAGTTGCCTTATCCAATTTGGCCACAAGGACGTGGCAGTGAGTGTGGGATTTGAACCCACGGAAGAGGTTAGTCTTCACTCCCTTAGCAGGGGAGCGCCTTAAACCACTCAGCCAACTCACTATGGTGTTAGAAGAATGATACCCAACCCATGACTGCGCCAAGGGGAGGTAGTATGATTCCGATTGCTTGTACTATTTGAAAAGCTTCTATGCTTGTAGAGTTGATTAAGGTAACAATATTACCTACGTAACCTACAAAAACAGCTAGAGAAATAGCTGTAATAATGTAGTAGTGTGCCATAAAGTTCCTTTTCTTACAAGGATAAGTCGTCAAAATCTGATGTTGATACAGATGAATCTACTTGCCCTGTTAAGTAATTGGTAATTTCTGACTCTTGTGGTGCAACTTGTACGTTGTCACTTACAAGCCAGTTGTTCATCCAAGGTAACGGGTTAGCTACTTTACCAAAGGCTGGTTCATAACCTACAGCTTTCATACGTACGTTTGTAATGTATTCGATGTAGGAGTGTAGTATAGAACTGTTTAGTCCAATAAGTGAACCATCTTTAAATAAATAGTCTGCCCATTCTTTTTCTTGTCTAGCTGCACTAGTGAAGATTTCCATAGCTTCAGTTTGACACTGCTTAGCTATAAGAGCCATTTCTGGGTCATCTTTACCGCTGATCCAGTTGTTGATGATGACTTGCGTACCTGATAAGTGTAAAGCTTCGTCACGAGCTATTAGCTTGATGATTTTAGCGTTACCTTCCATAAGGTCACGTTCAGCAAACGAGAAACTACATGCAAATGACACGTAGAATCTGATAGCTTCAAGTACGTTGACTGATACCATAGTTAAGAATAGTTCGCGTTTAATAGCTAAACGTAGTTCTTCGTTTTGGTCCAGGTCAATTTTTTGGTGAGTTACTTTGGCTACAAGGTTGATTAGCTTATCGTAGTTTTCAGTAACTGCAAGAGCTCGCTTTTCTATCTCTACGTTTGTAGCAATGTCGTCAAGTACTTCTGAAGGGTTTGGAAGTACGTTGCGCATGATATGTGTATAAGAACGAGAATGGATTGTCTCGGAAAAAGACCAAGTTTCAATCCAAGTTTCTAGCTCTGGTATAGACACGATAGGTAGAAATGCGATGTTAGGTGAACGACCCTGAACTGAATCCAGCAGGGTTTGGTACTTAAGGTTTGAGAGGAAAATATGCTTTTCGTTCTCAGAAGACTTAGCAAAATCTGCACGGTCTTTATCTAAGTTGATTTCTTCTGGTCGCCAAAAGAAACTTAGTTGTTTTTCGATAAGTTTTTCGAAAAAAGGGTATGCCTGTTCGTCGTAACGAGATACTGAGACATCGTCACCAAGGAACATAGGCTGGTTTAAGTAGTCCGTTTTACCGGACTTGAATACAGAGAAGCTTTTGCTCATGTTAGTTCCTTATAGTTTACAAGCGCCACCAGCACAAGAATCATCTTCCTGGTCTGTGTCGCCTTGCCCATCTCTGGTGTTGTGGTAATAAAGTGTTTTTAAGCCCATTTTGTATGCATATAACAGGTCTTTTAACACTAGTTTAATCGGTACTTTAGACTCTGGGTACTTCTCTGGGTCGTAGTTTGTATTTGCTGATATAGATTGGTCAACAAATTTTTGCATAATACCTACAAGTTCTGTGTAGCCCTTGTTGTCAGGTAAGTCCCATAAAAGTTCGTAGTTATCTTTTAAGTTTTCGTAGTCAGGTACTACTTGCTTTAAGATACCATCTTTTGATGCCTTAACCGATACATAGCCGCGTGGTGGTTCAATCCCGTTGGTTGAGTTAGTAATTTGTGATGATGTTTCACAAGGCATTAACGCTGTTAGAGTTGAGTTACGTAGTCCGTGGTACTTAATGTTTGTACGTAAAGATTCCCAGTCATGTAGTAATGGCTGAGTGTGTACACCGTCAATATCACGCTTGTAAGTATCGATTGGTAATAAACCTTGAGCATACTGAGTTTGGTCAAAGTATTCACAAGCACCTTGCTCTTTAGCTAACTGATTAGAAGCTTTAAGTAGGTAGTACTGGATAGACTCCATAGTACGGTGGACTAAGTTGTTAGCTGAACCGTCTGAGTACTTAACGTTGTTTTTAGCTAAGAAATAGGCTAGGTTAGTTACTCCAGCACCTAATGAACGACGTTTTAATGCTTTTTTAGCTGCTTCGACTGGGTAGTCTTGGTAGTCTAATAAAGCGTCTAAAGAACGTACAATAAGTTCTGCTACTTCTTTGATATCTTCGTTAGTTTCGCAAGCACCTAAGTTGAATGCAGCTAAAGTACATAAGGCGATTTCTCCGTTAGGATCTTCGGCTGACTCTAAAGGTGTAGTAGGAAGTGTGATTTCCAAGCATAAGTTTGACTGTCGTGTAGCCGCTACAGATGGGTCAAATGCTCCGTGTGTGTTAGTGTGGTCTACGTTTTGGATGTAGATTCGTCCTGTTTGCGCACGTTCTTGAGCTACTTGAGTGAATAACTCTATAGCAGGTACTGTAGATTTGCGGATATCTGGATTATTTTCTGCAGCTGTGTACAGAGCTTCGAACTTATCTTGGTCTTCGAAGAAAGCGTCGTATAAGCCAGGTACGTCGTTAGGACTGAATAGTGTGATGTTACCACCAGACATAAGACGCTGGTACATAAGACGGTTTAACTGAACACCGTAGTCAAGTTGACGTACACGATTTTCTTCTACACCACGGTTGTTTTTAAGTACAATAAGAGATTCGACTTCTAAGTGCCAAAGTGGGTAGAAAGCTGTGGCTGCTCCACCACGTACACCACCTTGTGAGCAAGATTTGACTGCTGTTTGGAAGTGCTTAATAAATGGGATAAGACCTGTGTGTAAAGCTTCGCCTCCACGGATTTCTGAACCGATGGCACGAATGCGACCAATGTTGATACCAAGACCAGCACGTTGCGAGATGTACTTAACAATAGAAGATGTAGTAGCGTTGATAGAGTCTAGCGAGTCTCCAGATTCGACAAGTACGCATGAGCTAAATTGACGAGTTGGTGTACGAACACCTGCCATGATAGGTGTAGGCAAAGATAGTTTAAACGTAGATGCAGCGTCATAGAAGCGTTTAATTAAGTTAAGACGTGTCTCTTTAGGGTAGCCGCTGAATAAAGCCATAGGGATACACATATAAGCGAATTGTGCTGGCTCGTAGATTTGTCCTGTTACACGGTTTTGTACTAAGTACTTGCCTTCTAACTGTTTCATTGCTGCGTAAGAAAATTTGTAGTCTCTTTCGTGGTCAATATAGTCACCTAGTAAGTTAATTTCTTCTTCTGAGTAGCTTTGTAGTAATTCTTGGTCGTATAAACCTTTGCTGACCATGTTTTTGATCTGTGTTAGCAAGCTAGGTGGTGTGAATTCACCAAATGCTTTTTTACGTAAACTGAACATAGATAATCTTGCTGCTACGTATTGGTAGTTAGGAGCAGATGTAGAGATTAGGTCAGCTGCAGACTTGATAAGCATGTTGTGAATATCTGAAGTACTGATACCATCTGCGAATTGGATATGTGCTTTCATTTCTACTTGAGACGGGTAAACACCTTCTAAGTCTTTACAGGCCCACTCAACTACTTTGTGAATTTTGTCGTAATCAATAAGTTCTTGAGCTCCGTTACGTTTTGTTACTAGACGTACTTCTTGTGTCATTGTGCTTCCTTTTGTTTAGGTGCCCAGTTGTCGTAGGCTGAATTATGTAGTATACGAGAGATAGTGTAGGAGTAAGTAA